GTTCATTGACAACTTCATCCGGCACGTTGGCATACTGACTTCTGATTTTCTCCGCTATTTCCTGTTCCTTTAAAGCCACTTTGTACTCGGCTTCGGTCTTGATTGACTTGCCGTTCCATTCATAGTTTTGTTCAGCATAAAAAGAATCTCTGGCATTTTGTGCGATTGACACCCTTTCTTTCTCAAAGGAACCTTTCTCCCTCTCTAACCGCTTTGCGATAATGGCATCAACATCTGCCTGCTTAAACGTTCTTTCCTGCTGAACTTCTGTTGGCTGTGTGACTTGGTTGGTGTCTACCGTTGGTTCCACCGTTTCAGTCATAGGCTGTTGTACTTCACCGTCTGTCGTAGCGGTGTCCATAAATTCATCCGACATAATATACCTCCTAATGTTTTAAGCCCTTAGTGGGCTATAAAATTTGTGAATCCGAGTTTTCTCTAATGGAAAACAAGTAAAAGGTATGAAAAAAGCACCCTTGCGAGTGCTTAATTTGTTTGTAAATGCGGGTAAGGATTTACACCTTACAGGAAGCCTGTTGTATTTCTACACTATGAATTTATTTTGTCACGCCCATAGCCGGCGATGTGTCTACTTATTCCACCACCACATTCTGAGTGCTAATTAAGCTTTGTATTCAAGATTTGAGATTACCTTAGCTATCTTGCCGTACATATCACACTTGGGATTTCTGCATTCCATTTTTCTATTAATCCAACATTCTGTTGCAACTTCGGGTGTGTCATCGTTTTTGAATGTCGGATATGAGTCAGCAACTGACAGGCTAATTTGGCTACAGTTTGGACACTTGTTGGGATCCTCCATTACCTCCACCTCCATTCGCTGGTTTCAATGCCTGTTGAGTGGCTTGATTTTGTGATATTGCTTGTGGGCTTGTTTGTATGCCTACCTGTGCAAGCATCTGAACCTGGGCCTCAGGAGGGATGTCTTTATACGATATGCTCTCGCTTGGGCCCTTTGCTGTATCTTGCTTGGGCTGTGCTGCCTGTGGCTGTTGCGCAGGGGTCTGCTGTATCAGTGCCTTAACCTGCTGTTCGTACTGTGCAGGGTCATTCTGCTTCAATAAATCAAGCTGTTTCAGCGTTTCGGGCGGCAGAGTGTCAACAAATCTAGCCATGAGCTCATACATTAACTGCTTTTCTGTCTCCCTCTGAGCCGTTTCCTTCGATTCCCTGTCATCAATTAAGCCCTGCCTGTCTGGTATCAGACCATTTGACAAGCGTTTTAGGTATTCAATGAAGGTTATTCTGTCCGCTATGAGCAGGTTGTCAAGTGTCTGTGCTGCCGAGACTTCATTCCATTGGGTAGAAGGGCCGACGTCAATTTTTAACTTCAATTTCATTTTTTGCAGGATTGCTGTGTCAAGTGGAACCATCTGCTTAATGTTGTCCTTCGTGATTTCCAACATTCTTTTCGGGTATTCGGCATATTTTGACATGAAGAAGTCAAGCCATATCAAGCCAATATCCTCAACATACTTGTAGAATCTTCGCCTGATACTGTTCAACGGTACGGCTGTGGCTCTTTGCAATACCTGTATCGCCGATGTGTTTGTAGGGCTTGCTTCACCTAATGCCGCATCGTTCGCTCCTGCCATATCCTTTGTAATTTGGATGAACCACTGCATAAACTCCATCACTGCTGATGATATTTGGGCTGGTTGCATATATGCTGCCGCACCGCTGACACCTCCTGCATCTGAACCATTGACAGGAATAGCCTTTGCCATGTCGTTAGTCCATGCGTTTATGCGGATTTTGTCATATACTATTCTTGGGTGACCGTGTAGCTTTATCCACAAGGCCATCATGGCAGCTTCTTGGTTAATCATAATCTGATTGGAAATTAGCCCTGTAGCTTCTGCTTCACCATGTGCTGAACCTTTGCGCTTGTACCAGTTCATTAACGCAACGGGGTAGCGGTGGAGGTCTGTGTCCCATTTTGGGCGGGTAGTTATAGCACGTGTTGACCTTTTCGCCATAATATGATGAATGACTGATTTGATATATTTTTTCCCCGTAATGGGGTCAACCTCTTCAATTTTTTCTGGTTCATCCCACATTTCAAGCAAGACAATACACTTGCCATCCTCACCGTCTGCTTCAAGTTCAGTTTTTGCCCTGTCCCCTGCTTGGTTCTGTGTCTCACCGTCAGCAGTAATATCCTTTATATCCTGTTCACTTGCACCGTTTTCCTTGGCTTCCTCACGAACGTCTGAAACCTGTCGACGAAAAGCTAGGATAATATAAGGCTGAACAGGGCCATAGGCATCGTTGATTTCGTCAGAGTTCGGATCTCCAGGAAAGTAATTAACATTGTCAATCAATTCCCCGTTTATATCGCCATTCTGACCATTCCCGGCATCAACTTTGTCATTCCAGTACCAAAAACTGTCAATATCCCCCGACAATGCGGCATCAAGCAGGCCGTCCTCATTCATGGAATCAACTTTGAGATTCTCCCATAAAGTTTTTGAGTAGCCTGTCAGTATGCTTGCAACTTGGCGGTATAACGTGTCCTGCTCGTTTTCTGTGGTATCGTCTATGCCATCCGCCGAGAACTGCATAGTAATTGTGTCTGACATAATGGCAGATATTTTATAGTCGATTATCCGCTTTATGACGTTTAAAACAGGAGTAGGCAGGCCATTTGCCTTGATACCTTCCCACTGTTTGCTCGCATAAAAACGCTCATTTTTGTCAACTATTGGCAGAAGGTTTATCTTACTTTTGAAATTGAGACCCCGCTGATATCTGTCCCAACTTTTGGTATTTTCCATTTACTCACCATCCTTTTTGACAATAAAAAAAAGAGCCACCCAATCCGTTAGGACTGAATGGCTCTCTAAGGGGCTCTAGTTTATTTTATCTATTCAATTACTACTTCAATTCCGTCTGTGTTATACATTTTATTGCATTTTCTGCATTCAAAAAAGATACCATCGATAGGTGAATATTTTTTCTTATCGTAACAATCATTTTCAAATGTTGCATTCCATAATTCACACACGAAATTGAATTTATCATTTCCACATTTGCATACTTTTTTAACTTTTTCCATTCTCGACTCTCTCCTTATATTTTATTGGTGTTCAACACGTACCCTTTATATTTCTTTCTGCCATTTGTGTTACGGCTTCCTTGAAAGATAGTTCAATATGTTCCCCTTTATTTATTTCCTTGCACCTTGGACATTTTATGTCATATTTTCCTTCAAACCAACCCAACATCTTGTTACACTTCTTACACCGTATTTCCTTCACCCTTATTCCTCCTTTGTATCGCCTGTGTAACTCATTATAGCTGCTAAACCTTCATCATAGGCTTTGCTTGCCTTTGCCTGCTCCTTGCTTTCCTTATGCTCCTGTATGACTTGTACGGGCGTTTTGATTGGCGTTGGTAAAATTCCTTTGGCTGTACTCATTCCGAGCCGCAAACCTTCACGGAAGCCTAGAAACGCTATAAGAAAAAGTACTATGCCGAGTACTACACTGGTTATGGCTATTAACATTTGTCCACCTTCTCTATATACATCATGCCGTCTATTTTGTGTATGCAAAAGTTTTCAGCGTTTTCGTCAAATATCCTTTTTATTGCTTCCCATCTGTACCCTTCACAGTGAACGTCTTTTAAAAGGACGTCTATAAGCTTTTTACGGTTAATTATATTCTCCATCTTTCAATACCCTCCTTAATATGATCTAAAATAATCTTCATCAGGAACACTGCCGAAATATGATGATTCGTTTTTGTTTCTGTCCCAAAAATCGTCTGGTTCTAACGGTTCTGGCAGGTCTGCTGTCTGGAAATATAGCCAATTTAAGGCCTGGCTCGAGCTGTCGACTTCATCATCTCTCTGGACTTTTTTATCAGGTTTAAAGGCTGCGCACTGTTCAATAATGTCATTTGCCCACAGGCAGGGTTCATATATGCCCGGTGAAGTTTCTATCCTGTCGGGAATGTAGACGTTTCCTGCAACCCATAACGGGAGAACCATGCTAACCCTTTCTGCTTTGCTTTTTGTACCGGGGTTAACAGGAATCAAACCGCTTATTCTGTCCCTCAATATTCGCATTGCCGCAGGGCCGTTAGCTTTATCCTCAATCAGTTTTGCCATGCCGTCAGGGTGTTTGGCCGAAAGCTTTGTTATACCTTCCATAGTTTCGACAATGTCCATCCTGCCGCCTATGTGGTCAACCATGTAGTAGTTTGCCCCACGTTTGCCCCACACTTGTCCGGCAACAGGGTCGGCGGTATCTTTTAAGGCACAATCCCATGATTGTATTTTAACAGGGAAATATCCGGATTTCTGCATCTCCAAAGTTAGTGTGAAGCGTTTCCAATAGTCGCGCTTTATCATGTTACCTTCAAGTGAAGTTGGTTTGCCTTGCATGAGTGCGTTCCATACCCTTAACCCGCCGCCCATGGGGTCACTAAGAAAACTTTCTTTGTATTTTGCTGCCCACTTATTATCTTTTCCGGCTTCTGGTAGAAGTGCATCACCTATTTTCCTTCCTGTGATTGGTTCGTCTTCTTCTGCTATTAATGCGAAATTGATTTCAAACCATTGTTTAGGCTCTGTTTCTAGCAAATAGCCGATAAGATCGTCATTATTCCAACGAGTATGGACAATTACAAACTTGCATTTGGCAGATACCCTTGTTTTTAAAGCACTTGTCCAGATATCCATTATCTTCTGTTTGTGTGACAGGCTGTCAGCTTCTATGTAATTTTTGTAGGGGTCATCCACGATAACAAGGTCAGCGGGGTTACCGTTTATGGCTCCGCTCAGTCCTCTGCTTATCATCCCGCCTCTTGTTTTAGCGATTTCAAATTCTTCTGCGGAACTCTTGTCTTTTGAAATTTCTATATCAAATAATGTTTTCCCGAATTCCTCTATTTTTTCAACATTTCTTCTACCGAATTTGTTTGCAAAATCGTCACCATACGATACCTCTATGACATGTCTATAAGGAAACTTGCCTAAAAAGTAACTGGGAAGTGTTTCGGTAACGCATCTTGATTTCCCGTGCTGTGTTGGCATCGAAAGGCAAATACCCTCATATGGGGTTCCATCCTCATTGAGCAGTTCACCATTGATAAGTTTATCAATACAACCGCATATGTATTTTTGGAACCTTGCTATATGGAACTCCTTATCATACATGTGTACGTATTCTACATATGTTGCATAGTTTTCCTTAGCCTTTAGTGGAAGAATCTTAGCTGTCAGTTCTGCTTGCTTCTTTATTGTTTCCTCATACTCTGCTAAAAGTTTGAGTTTTTCTTTTGGTGTCATGGTATCACCTGTCTTTTTGCTTGTATTCATCAATCTTTTCTTTCCAATCCTTAAAACCCATCCATTTGAGTACCATTTCGTTCAAAGCAATATCGCATTCCGAACATATAGGGCGGTATATATTATCATCTGAGCATATCTGCCATTGATGTTTTGCTTTTGCTCCACAGTGAAAACACTTCATCCGATTTATGCCTATTTGTGTATACGGTTTTTTACGCATGGTATCACCTACTTATTGCTTATAATTCCATTTCTCATAAAGTTTTCTCTGTGTGTAAGTCTGTTATAAATGCTGGTTTGCCTACCTGTCATTATCCTTTTTCCGCTGTGAGTTTCGTCCCATATCATTTGACTATACTTTTGTATTTCTGTATCAAGATCAATTACTTTCATGTCAATCATCTTCTTATACCGCTTTCGTTCAGCATCTTATCCATCTCTATCAGTGCTTCATCCGTGAATATGTTTCTGACCGATGTTATCTCCCGGATAATCTTTTCTATCAGCTTTGTTCTTTCCGTGCTATCCATATTTTCACCTCATTTCTTGATACTTTATCATTGCGCCCCTTGCCATCATGTGGCCTATATCATCCTCACCTTGCTTGCCTGTAAAATAGTTGTATGTATGCCTCATGATATGGTCAATGTGGTCTTTTATGGTTAACTTCTTCCATTCGTCGGCAGGGTGGTCTTTCTCGCCCTCTAACATTGTTTGTAGAACGGTGTCATGGGCTATTTGTGCAAGTTTCTCATAGTCTGGGTTCATATGCATAACCTCACTTGTGCTTGATTTTCTTCTATTCGCCTATTGGCTATATCAAAATAACCTTTGTCAAGTTCAAAGCCAATAAAAAACCGCCCTGTGTTTAAGACGGCGATTGCGGTTGTTCCACTTCCTATTGTCAAATCAACTACCAAATCCCCCGTGTTGCTGAATGTCTTAATTAAATCCTCTATCAGCAAAACAGGCTTTTGCGTTGGGTGCAATCCTCCATAATCCTTTTTATATTTCAGTATATTGGATTTGTATTTCTTACCTTCCCATAGGTTGAAGGTACTTGGCAAATCTCTTTTGAATTGGTCGTCAACCGCCTTTAATTCTTTAAATGTTTTGAAGCCTTCCATATTGTCAATTCCAAATGATTCTATAAGTTCGTTGTATGTAATTTCTGTGCATAGCCCGTATTGAGTGCTGTCTGTTCTGAATGTGTGGTCTGCTTTCTGCCCTATCTTCTCAACGATTTCTTTCTTACATAATCCTATGTAATCCAATACATCTTTAAAATATAGTCTTAATGGGTGTATGCCTTCCATGTCGTGTGTTTTGCTGAATATGAGTATATCCTCAAAATAACTAACAGGTGCTTTTTTGCACAAAAGGGCATTTGCAAAATTGTCTTTCTCCCATATCATGCGATACGAAAAGGGTACATTGGGTATTGTTTCGCTTGTCAGTCTGCTTGTATATGGTTCTTGACTAAATAAAACCATCTTACCATTCTTTCTTAGTAGTCTATTCGCTATGTCGTAAACCTTCTTAGGTTCAATTATTGTATCCCATTCTGTTTTTGTTTTGTCCCATGTGCTTGGTGCATCTTTCATATTTCCGTAAGGCAAGTCAGTAAGTATCAAGTCAGCTGAACCGCTTTCAATATCTTTGCTTCCTTCAAGACAATCCATATTGTATATTTTATTCAGCTCCATATATCTCCTTAAATCCTCTATACCGCCAGAAGCTGTCTTCACAACAACCGAAACTTTTAGGCTGCAGTATGAGGGAATGATTTACTCTGCTTTAGATTCCTTGCTACCTTCATCTTGCATATCAAGATATTTCTTAACCACCCATTCGGGCAAATGTTCTTTAAGCTCATTTTGGAACGCAATGTATAGGTATAGCGGCATGTACTGAGTTGAATTGTAATAAAGCGGATTGAAGCAGAAGTATTCTTCTCCGTTCAGCTTTATAGACTTCACGATCTTGTTTTTCAGCATCTTATTCCAAAACGGCGCAAAGTTGGCACGATGAACGCCGATAATATCTGTAATGTCTTGTTTCACCATGGCGTGGATTTCATTACCTACACGTTTCGCCAATAGATTACTGTCTGAGTATATTCTCTTACTCAAACGGTACATTTTGCCGCACTCATTGTCAGTGAAGCACTTGGGCAATTCGATTCCAAGATAGCTTTTTATTACAGTTGACTTATACTTGAAGTTGTAACCCCTGCCATCTTGGAATGGGCTGTAGAACTTGCGTACCTTAGGATTGCCCACAGGTTCACCGTCACCAGTGATTACGCGTTCTTGCTTGAAATATTTGTCCATAATGTCACCTACTCAATTCTTCGTTTTCAGTTACCATCGCTCCCGTTCCCTCTTCAATTGAAACTGGTGTTGAGTATCCAAGATATGTCTTTGCTCTCCAAACAGAGGTTATATCGTCGGTTGTCAAGTCTGTACTTTCATGCTCAAACCTTTGAATTATTCTTGTTAACTTTGAAATTAAATGTCTTTCAAGTCCGATATCGTGATTCATAAATGCCTCCTACAATTGTGTGCGAAAACGCTACATATTTTGAATTCTTTGTAGCGAAAACGCGCACTTCAAATTCGCCTTAAACCGTTGATATATAAGCCTTTGCTGGTTTTGACCAATCAGACACGTATAATACAATATGTATACGTCTATACTTTTAACCCCTTATAACCGCCCCATGAAGAGGGCACAGGACGGTCGGGGGATTCAGTAGGTATGGATTTGCACCATACATATCAAACCGCCTCTTTGGGTTTGACTTAACATACACATTTCAGGTATGCATAGTGTCTACTCATTGCTCTTCTGCGCTTTATAGCACAATTCAAGCTTTACCATACCGTCATAAGCTGAGCAGTATGTCTATTCCGCCGCTACTGAATTAGTTTACATTTATTGGATAGGGGATTATTGTTTACCGAGGCTTGAAATATTTAGCATCTTTCCATCCCCATTGACCATTTTCATATATTAAAAATTGTGTTGTCCATGTGCCACCATTTATCCACGTACCATATGTGTCGAACTCTTTATTATCAGATATTCTTTTTAATACCATAAGTTACCAGCTCCTTTTATTTATTGGAGATTTTTTATATAATTTTTTTAGGAAAACAACATTGCAATAAGGTTAAGTACTGGTATTAATTGGGATAAGGAATATTTATTCTGAATTTTGATAAGGATTTGTTAGAGGCAGTATATACTACCCCCACCCCCATCACTTATGCCCATAGGGTACTACCCCCCCCATACACTTTACATATAATATAATACTCATCCTGACATCATTACATCATACTATAACACTACAGCCTGTAGCAGTGTAGCATATAACATACTCTTATTATACGAAAGATTTATTTCGTGTAATAGGGATTCATTCTATATGTTCAAACCCTACTCCTAGCTGTAGTTCAAGGGCTTTACGCTTCTCTGCTATCTGTGCTAAGTCTGCCTCCAACTGTGGTAATTGGAAGTTATTGATGATAATATGACTGTTTTCAATGCGGTTCTCAGGCTGCCAGTTAGTGGGGTCCCTATTGATCAGGTAAAACTTCTGTGCATTAACATCACCTGGTATGTATTGCTCTTCTGTGTAGTCTACAACCTCGCCAGAGCTTAATACCTTCTGTTTGGTTATTATTACCCTTTTCTCCATTGAACGGCTGTACAGGGCGTTGACGACCTTCTGGACGGTCTTAGTACGGGCACGTGTGTAAACTTCCTGCAATTCTAATATTTCTGCCTTATAATTCATCCATGTAGAATATCCAACACATAAGTTATCTGATATACAGTAGTCCGTGAGTCCTTCCTTAATCCATTGTTCCACTTCTATTAATCTTGGCTGAACTCTATCATTGTAATTGCATGGTCTTCCTACTTCACGTCCTGTAACCTCTACTGTTGCTATCTCATTCATTCTGCATCACCTACTTCATAAACTGCATAAAAAAAAGAAGCCTTATTCAGACTTCCTTAATAGTTGCTTTTATTTCTGCTCTTAACCCTACATATATTAGATACTTGCTTAAACTCAATCCTTGTTCCTTCGCCTTGCGTTGCAACTCTTTGTATTCATATGATGAAGGATAGCATACTATCTGTGGTCTTGGTGTGGAGGGCATTAAACAACACCTCCTACGTAATTCTCACCTAATAGCTTTATCTCCCAAACATCAATATCAATATTGTGTATTATTCTGTCTTCACCGGTAAGATGCCTATACTGCCTTTTCCATTTTGCTTTTATCTTCTCAATTGCGTTCTTCTCTGCGTTGCGTTCATTCTCTGCTAATATAACTGTCCAGTCGCTTCCTGTTGCAAACAATCCCATATCTACACTGTGTCTGACGTGGTATGCGTTCATATTTCATATCCCCTCTCAACATTTAATCTACTCACATTGTACTAGTATTATACTAGTATGTCAAGGGGTTATTTAAATTTGCCTTATATCTTATCCATGTTACTTGATGTATCCCTAAATTATCCGCTATAGAATAATCTGTCATTCCCTCTTTAAGCCATCTGTATATCTCTTGTAGTCTCGTTTCTACATGTGTCTCATACTTACATGGTCTACCAACCTTATCTGTCTCTACTGCCCTTGCAGGCTCTTGTGCTGCTATTGATGTATCCAATGCTATCACCTACTCATTATTTATCTACTAGCTTAGATAGAGTTTTGAAGTTTATTATTTCATTCTCTTCTATTCTACCTATAACAGGCAGAACGCTAGCAAGCCTGATTGAATGGCTGCTAAAGGAAGAAATAAAGAAAGCCTCTCCCAAATAGGGAAAGGCCTCTTTTATGTACGCATAATCTTATTCTTCTATCCTAGCACAATACAGTGGCTAAAAACGTATACTAAAAGTATTGTTTTGACGATTTCTTTCGTTGGTACATCTTCCTGATTTATAATATTTGCAAGGTTCTTTGTCAGGTTCGGTATTTATGTCCTCATCACTGAATTTTTCTCTACCATCGGCATATTTGCCCGTCTTTTTCATTTCCGGGATGTGTTTCCCATTGCACCAATGCTTTTTATACTTACAAATTCTTTTCATAAATCCCTCAACATTAACTTCTTTCATTTTTATTCCCTCCTAGTAAATTAAATAATATTTGTCTTACAACCTTGCAGTCTATCGCTTTACAACGTGATTCACTTTTCCTTATTTCTATAGATATTTCCATCCAGTTGTACTTGCGTTGCCTGACGTCATTCGGTTCTGACGTGAGAAAGTACCTCATTTCAAGTATTGTCCTCGCAGGTTCGCGCAGGTACAAGTAAACATTATCTATTGCTCTTTTCACCCTCATAAGACCGTCTAGCTCGTTCTCCAGCTCTTTAATGTAATCAGGCAGTTCTAGTCCCTTATTCTTATATTTATAATTTTGAGTTAAAACAGATTCAACTTTTGAAGTAGTGCTATGGCATCCCGGCATATCTGTTATAACTTGTGCTTTTACTCCATCGAATAATCTATATTCTTTCAGATCGCCCTTTAACTGTTCAATCTTTTTTGCATCAGCGTAATAGTTGTGTAGTATCC